CGAAGACATACACTTTGAAATCCAAGCTGAGGCTGTTTCTGTAGATGAGTCCGGATCCGACCGAGATAAAGAGCGCACGGCTTCGGGCTGGCTTGACGCAGGTGCAGGCCGCTGAAGTTATTTATTCAACGAAGCGTACATGGCAGGATTGGGAGCGGGGGCTTAACTCGATGCATCCCGCTCTTTGGGAGTTGTTTAAGCTGAAGGTGAGCCGTAGCGTCCGTCCGCCATTAGGTGGGTAGAAAATCAGGTTGATCGAAAAAGTGTGCGGATGTACCTGCACAATTTTGTAGTGGCGCTGCCCGCACACTTCGCCCTAGAATCGTGCTCATCTAGCTAGTCTGTCTCACTGTCTCTGACCCCGCCGTTTGTGCGGGGTTTTTTATTGGTTCTCTCCCCTTTGACCCGGCTTGTGCGCTTTGCGCTGTGCCGGGTTTTTCTTTTTCTGGAGTTGTATGAGTGGTGGTCGTCCGAGTGCTTTTTCACAGGCGCAGGCGGATCTGATTTGTGAGGAGATCGCAAATGGTCGCAGCCTCCGGTCGATTTGCGCTGACCCATCGATGCCGAGTAAAGCGGCGGTGTTTCGCTGGCTGGCGTCGCAGGAGGAGTTTCGAGACCAGTACGCACGCGCGCGCGAGGCGCAAGCGGATGCGCTGGCGGATGAGATTCTGGATATTGCGGATGATGGCGCGAATGACACGTTTACAGATGAGGATGGTCGTGAGCGTGTGAATTCGGATGTGATTGCGCGATCTCGGCTGCGGGTGGATGCGCGCAAATGGGTGGCCGCAAAACTCAAACCACGGGTTTATGGCGACCGGATTGCGACGGAGCTGTCGGGTGTTGAAGGCAGACCGATCGAGCATCGGGTGATTGAGCGGGTGATTGTCGATCCGCAGGAGCCAGCAGCCGAATGACGCAGGCCGCGCCAGCGGCGCTGAGTATTCCGACGCCGCGTGTGTTTAAGCCGCTACTGTCTCCGGCGCGTTACCGGGGCGCTTATGGCGGTCGTGGCTCTGGCAAGTCGCATTTCTTTGCAGAGCTGCTGATTGAGCGTTGCCTGCAGCAGCAGACGAATGCGGTCTGTGTGCGTGAGGTGCAGAAATCCTTGGCGCAGTCGGTGAAGCGTTTGCTGGAGCTGAAGATAACTGATCTGGGCGTTGGCCAGTTTTTTGAGATTCAGGAATCCAAAATTCTGTGCCCGCACGGCGGGATGATTATTTTCCAAGGTATGCAGAACCATACGGCGGAGTCGATCAAGTCGCTGGAGGGTTACGACATTGCGTGGGTGGAGGAGGCGCAGTCGCTCTCGCAGCGCAGCCTTGATCTGCTTCGACCGACGATTCGTAAGCCGGGCAGTGAGCTGTGGTTTAGCTGGAACCCGAATTTACCGACCGATCCGGTGGATGCGCTGCTGCGTGGCGTAACCCCGCCGCCGAATGCAGTAGTCGTTCAGGCGAATTATCGCGACAACCCGTGGCTGCCGAATGTATTACGCGACGAGCTGGATTATGACCAGCGGCGTGATCCGGATAAGTTTTCGCATGTCTGGCTGGGTGAGTACCAGCAGAACAGCGAGGCACGCGTATTTAAGAACTGGGTGGTTGAAGAGTTTGAAGCGCCAGCGGGTACCTCGTTTCGCTTGGGTGCGGATTGGGGTTTTGCGGTCGATCCCTCAGTGCTGGTGCGCTGCTATATCGATGGGCGACGGCTGTATGTGGATTACGAAGCGTGGATGGTCGGCTGCGAGATTGATCAGCTGCCTGATCTGTTTGATCGCGTACCTGAATCACGTAAGTGGTTTATCACCGCTGACAGTGCGCGGCCAGAGACGATCAGCTACATGCAGCGGCACGGCTTCCCGAAGATTAATCCGGCACGTAAAGGCCCGGGTTCGTTGGAAGAAGGTGTCGAGTTCTTGAAGAGCTTTGACATTGTGGTGCACCCGCGCTGCCAGCACGTGATCGATGAGCTGACGCTGTACCGATACAAGACGGACTCTTTGACCGGGCAGGTGATGCCGGTGCTGGACGATAAAGACAATCACACGATCGATGCCTTGCGCTACGCCTGCGAGGCAGCGCGTCAGGCGTCGGTGCCGACTACGACGATTCGTCATTTTTTGGATTCCCACGAAGGCGCGGGTGTGGGTAGTGGCTGGATGGGAGGGTGAGGATGAAGGACAAAGAGCTGGTGAACAAGGCGCATGAGCGCTTTACGCTGGCCGTGGAAGACGCACGTCAGAACCGCGAACGCTATATTGAAGATTTAAAGTTTTATGCCGGTGAGCAGTGGCCGGATCGGGTACGACGTGATCGTGAGATTCAGGATCGGCCGGTGCTAACGATTAATCGCTTGCCGATGTTTGTGCGGCAGGTGACGAATGACCAGCGGATTAATCGCCCGTCGATCAAGGTAAAGCCGGTGGACTCGGGCGCGGACATTGAAACGGCAGATGTGCTGTCGGGCGTAATCCGACATATTGAGCGCAACTCGAACGCTGACATCGCCTATGACAATGCATTCTTTTACGCAGTCACAGGCAGCTTTGGTTTCTTCCGAATCGTTACGGATTACTGCGATGACGAGAGCTTTGATCAAGAAATACTGATTAAGCCTATCGTCAACTCGTTGACCGTGTACTACGACCACGAGGCGCACTCGATTGACGGCAGTACGTGGCGCTATGCGTTTATCACGGAAGAAATCACCAAAAAAGAATTCGAGAAAAAATACCCCGGCAAAAGTGGTGGCTGGGATCAGACCACGGGCGACACGCAGACATGGGTCATGGCCGACTCGGTACGCATCGCCGAGTACTGGTGGGTGACGGAAGAAGATCGCACGCTGCTGCAGCTGGAAGACGGCACGGTGATTGAGCAGAGCGAGTACGACAAGCTACCACCTGAGGCGCAGACCGAGCCAGTTGATCAGCGCGTGACGAAGATGCGCGTAGTGAAGTGGGCAAAGATCGGTGGCAATGAAGTGCTCGAGCGCGGTGACTGGGCAGGCAAGTGGATACCGATTGTGCCGGTGTTTGGCGACATGGTCTTCATCGAGGGAAAGATGCAGCTGTTCTCGCTGATCCGTTTTGCTAAAGACCCGCAGCGACTTTTGAATTACTTTAGATCGACCGAGACTGAGCTGTTAGCTCTGCAGCCAAAGGCACCGTATATCGCCGCTGAAGGTCAGATCGAAGGCTACGAGCAGATTTGGGCAAAAGCGAATCGCGAGAATTACTCGGTGCTGCCGTATAAGCCGACCACAGTCTCAGGACTGGCAGTACCAGCACCACAGCGTCAGGCATTTGCTTCGCCGCCGACAGGTGTGCTGCAAGGCGCAGAGAATGCACAGCGCGACATGATGGCCACGACGGGTATTTATGAGTCGAGCCTTGGCATGCGCTCCAACGAACAAAGTGGTCGTGCAATCGTAGCGCGGCAGCGAGAGGGTGATGTCAGCACCTATCATTTTTTAGATAACATGACTCGTGCGATCACCCATGCCGGTCGCATACTGGTTGATCTGATCCCAAAAATTTACGACACCCCGCGCATCGTTCGAATTCTGGGTGAGGACGGCGCTGAGGAGATGGTGCAGGTCAATCAGCCATTTGCAGCAAAAGATGACTACGGCCGCGCGATTGAAAAAATCTACGACCTGAGCACTGGGCGCTACGACGTGGTGGTCGAGGCCGGTGCTTCATTCAGCACCAAGCGCGAGGAAGCGGCAATGTCGATGATGGAGCTCGTGAAATCCAATCCACAGATCATGAGCATCGCCGGTGACCTGATCGTGAAGAGCATGGACTGGCCGGGTGCGGAGCAGCTGGCGGAGCGGCTGCAGATGATGCTGCCACCGAACCTGCAAAAGCCGAAAGAGGGTGAGCCGCAGATGCCCCCCGAGGTACAGGCGCAGCTGCAGCAGAGCGAGCAGATGATTCAGCAGCTCGATCAGACCATACAGGCGATGACCGCCGAGCTTGAGAAAAAAGACCTCGAGCAGAGAAAACTTGAGATCGAGCAGTTCAACGCGCAGACCCAGCGTCTGAAGGTGCAAGGTGAGCTGGAGCTGAAGGTCGAGGAGATGTTCAAGGAGAAGCAGCAGGACACGACCGAGATGGACAAGGCCGAGCTGGACGCACAGGTCAGGTTGCTGACACTGGAAAAAACACTCGAGGCCAATAAAGAATTGAAATCAATCGAGCTGCGCGCAGAGATGCTCAAGGAGCGTATGGCACGCGGGCTGATTGATATGGACATCGAGGGCAATCTGATGCCGGGCGATGTAGTACGCAGCATGATGAAAGAGATGGCCGCGCTGAAGCGATCGGTGATGGGCACACGCGAGATTGTGCGTGATGAGTCAGGTCGTGCGATTGGCTTACGCCCGGTTGAAGAGGATGAGGGCGACAGTGGCGAAGGTGACGATAACGAAGCCGAGACACCACTCACCGAGTTGGATGACGTAATCGGCGACCTCGCTAATCTGAAGGCGATGCTGGCGGCACCGAAAGAGATTGTGCGTGACGACACTGGCCGCGCGATCGGTGTGCGTCTGGCACAAATGAATCAGGAACAAGGAGGCAATGATGGGGATTAAGCACACGTTTGTCTGCGGCATTGGCGATGATCCGAACGCCGCAGCAGCCGGTGAAGTACTGCCAAGCCACTGGAACGCCGATCACGACATGTCGGGGCTGGCGCTGACCGGTGATGTCACTTCAGCCGGGCTGGTGACGACACTGGCAAACTCGGGTGTCACGGCGGGCACCTACGGCAACGCCGGTAACTCGGCGCAGATTACGGTTGATGCAAAGGGGCGCGTCACTTCAGCGTCGCAGACAGCGCTGCAGCCGACCTTTGCAAATATTCAGAGCAAACCCACCACGCTCGCGGGCTACGGCATCACTGCGTCGGCGTCGGATCTGAGTAACGGCACCACGGGTGTCGGTGCGATTGTGTTGGCGAGTAACGCCGCGCTCACCAACCCGACAGCGACTACGCAGATTAATAACGACAACTCGACCAGGGTTGCAACTACCGCCTATGTGGATCGCATCATGGGATCATTCGGCAGCATCGCCGAAGACCCGATCGTGCTCAACGGTGATTTCTCAGCTGATCAGCGCAACAACGGTGCCGGTGTGACGGTGGTGGGTGCCAGCACCTATATCGTGGACAACTGGCAGGACACGTCTACTAACGCGACCATTGTCTCAAACCGTCAGCTGGAAGCTTTTCCGAATCTGGAGTATTCGTACAAGCGCGATGTCACCGTGCGCTTCGACCCGATCACCAACCCGACCAATGCGCATCTGATCACGCATTTTGTGGAGGCGTACAAGCTGGCGATGTTGGGCTGGGGATTTGGTAACCCGTACCCGTTCGTCTTGTCGTTTGAGGTCAAGTGTAATTTCACAGGCTTTTTTCCGGTCGCGGTACAGAACCTGCTTTCACCGACTCGACGTAGTTTTGTACAGGACTACCAGATCACCGCCACTAACCAGTGGCAGCGCTTCCAACTGGCGGTACCTGTAGATGGTGCAAGCGCGCTCGGTAACGCGGCGACAGCTGCCGGCCTTGCGATACGTTTTTCGATTGGATCAGGCTCGCAGTGGCAAGTGCCGACCTCCGGTCTGTGGACGAACGGCGATTTTTTTACTACTAACTTATCGGTACCGTTTGTGAACTTTGCCGGTACCCGAAACTGGTTTATCCGGCGCGTAAAAATCACCCCCGGCTCTGCCGCAACGCAATGGTCGGTGCCGTCGGTGCTGAGAGTGCTGGATGAGTCACGTCGCTACTTTGAGAACGGCTACTCGATACAGCGGTTAGGTAATAACGCGAACGTAAACTTTATGATTCCCTTCCAGTCGCAAAAGCGTATAACGCCATCGATGACCGTGAACATGCTGCAAGGTACGCTGACCAGCGTCACTGCGACACAGGACTACCTTACCGTGATCGGGTCGGCAACTTCCTCCGGCGTATTTGAATTCAACTGGGCAGCTTCGGCTGTAATGTGACATGTATAGAAAAACACCGAATGAGGGCTGGGTCTACAAGATCGAAGAAAATCTGTTTATCCCACCCGATGAAAATAATCTCGACTATCAAAACTACTTAGCTTGGCTCGAGGCCGGTAACAAGCCAAAGGCATGGGTGCCACTCGATGCGCCGAACTAGACACGCGACTAGCGAACGCTAGAGGTACGCTGAATGGATGCGTTCCAAAGCCCGGGGTTTCAGCCCTCGGCTTTTCAGGCGCTGGACGCAGCCAGTAACGTCGTCGCGTTTCAGTGCGGTGCTTGGCAAAGGACGGCCTTTCAGAGTTGTGGCGGCAAGTCCGGTTGTAACACTGCGTTTCAGCGATCGGCGTTCCAAGACTCTGCTTTTCAGACGTGCTCACCAAAACCATCCACGCAGATTGGCGGCGGTGGTTTCGTAAAGCACCCGTTTAAGCAGCCGGTCTTTGCGCCGATTGTTCTGTCGCCCGAGCAGCTGATTGAAGAGCGGGTCAGGGCACGTGTCATACCGGCACCGGTAAAGCAGCTCGTTAAAAAAGTCGCCAAGCGCGCGCTGAGCGATCTGCAAAAAACCGATAGCGAGATCGAGCGCGAGCTACGCATCGAACTCGCGCAGCAGCAGATTGCGTATGACCGCGCCTACGCCAGAGCACTTGAGCAAGAGCGTGAGCGGCAAGTTACCGCTGAGATCAGACGGCTGCTGGCGCTGCAGGCGCAGCAGCAAGAGACCAAGCGAATCGCCGCTATCGCAGTACAGCTGGCTGAGCTGAAGCGACAGATTGATGAATTAAAGCGACGCGACGAGCAAGAGATCGAGCTCTTG